AGGAACGCTGAGGTCGAGCTTACACAGATCCTCTCCGAGCAGATCGCACTCGAGATCGACCGCGAGATTCTCAACGACCTCCTCACACAGGCCAACGGCGCTAACTTCTTCTGGTCGCGTGCTCCAGGGCGCTTTATCAACAAGGTCACAGGCGCCGCGATCCTCCAGGGCACCAACCAGCCCGGACCGAGCTTCACTGGTACAGTTCGTGAATGGTACGAGACCCTGATCGAGACCATGATCGACGTCGCCAATGAGATTCACCGCAAGACCCTTCGTGGTTCGGCCAACTTCATCGTGGTCAGCCCCGATGTTGCAACCATCCTCGAGGCCTCCGTCCTCTACAAGCCTAGCTACAGCCTCGACGGTCAAGGCCAGGTCGGCAGCGGCTTCTCCATCGGTGCAAGCCCTGTTGGCACCCTGAGCAACCGCTTCACTGTCTACAAGGACCCCTACTTCCCACGTAACAAGATCTTGGTCGGTTACAAGGGTGGAAGCTACCTGGAGACCGGCTATGTCTACGCTCCTTACGTCCCACTGATTGTCACGCCTACCATCTTCGCTCCCGAGGACTTCACCCCACGCAAGGGTGTCATGACTCGCTACGGCAAGAAAATGGTGCGCTCCGACTTCTACGGTACCGTCACGTGTTTGGACATGAACATTATCTAGTTTAACCATCTAGCCTCTGCTAGATAGATAATGGGCGGGCCACTCTTTATGGGTGGCCCGCTTTGCTATGAAAAATACGCCAGAGATCACCAGATTACGCGCATGATATTTAGATTTGTATGATGTTGTTTATATCATAAGACGTGCAATAGATCTATTATTTTACTACAGTTCATTTCGTGATAATTAGCTATACAGGAGAAAAATTATGGGCAGATTATGGTGGCAAAGAGAAGCAAGAGCTAAGGAAGAACAGGCACGCGCAGATGCTAAAGCAACACGCAGACTAAATGTTTCTGATGATGTGCTTGCTGCGGTTGCTGTTAGTGACGAGACAACAGACACTGCTGATAGCATTGATGAGTCTGTTGCAATTCTGACACAGATTGTAGAAGACATCAACATTAACAGTGAATCTGTTGTCCAGCAAGATGATAATGTCGTTGAAGAAGATCTAGCAGATCAAGCAGCTGATGTTGCTGTGCCAGGTATTACTATTACACAGAGCGAAAACACATCATTCAATAACAAGAAGCGCCGTCTGCGGTAATGCTTGTAAAGCACTGACCGGCACATCTTGTTTTCGATTGGGCACGATACTTACTATTTGTAGGAACGTGCCCAATGTCTACTTTTGCAATAACAGCAAATCCCACGCCGTTTGGTGTGTTTGATCTCGAAACAGATTTCATCACAGATTCCGACAAGATGATTGTTTTTGTGAAGCGCAAGTTAGGCGACGACATTTTATCTGTCGAACTTACTAAAAAACAGATTTGGGCAAACTTTGAAGAAGCTTGTTTTGAGTACAGCTCAATTCTCAACCAGTATCAAGCAAAAAGCCAGCTTGTAAATTGGCTAGGATACGCTACGGGAACGCTGTCCGGTTCAGAAAATCTTTATCCGCGTGAGAGCTTAGAGTTTTTAACTAGGTTTGCAGAACCATACGCGTCAGAAGCTGACGTCGGAGGTTCATATAATCAAATCTCAGGGTCTATACCACTCGAGGCAGGACGTCAGGATTACGACATTTATAACGAGCTTGTGGATACGAGTGGCACACCAATTGTTAGCTCATCTTTAAATACTATGCGCGGAAAGATGAGAATTAGTGAAGTATTCCACTTCTCACCGCAAGCTGCATATAGATTTTTCGATACAACGTCAGCAATTAACTACTTGAATAATGAATTCTCATTTGAATCATTTACGCCTGAAACGATTGTTTACATTTTGCCTGTCTTTGAAGATGTTCTTCGAGCTGGAATGCTTGATTTGTCTAGCAGAGTTAGAAGATCAAACTACTCATACAAGGTTATTGGTACTAAGATAAGAATCTATCCAACACCGACGAAAGTAACATCACCCATGGCTAGACTGTTCATTAGAGTGAAGTTTATGCAAGATCCGCTTCGTCCTTCGTATGCAGACGGATCAATTTACGGAGTATCAAATCTTTCTAACATACCCTTCGGTAATCTTCAATATAATAGAATCAATAGCATAGGCAGACAGTGGATACGTCAGTATACTCTTGCATTATCAATGGAAACGCTAGGTTTGATTCGAAGCAAGATGGGCACGCTTCCTGTGCCCGGAGGAAATGTAACGCTCAACGGTCCTGATCTTGTTTCAAAGGGTAGAGAGGACAAGAAAGAATTTGTGACTAAACTTAAAGAAATGCTTGACACAATGACTTATGACAAGATTATTGAGCAGCAGGCAGCAAGATCAGAAAACTTGAGCAAGCAATTAAAGTTTATACCGCCGCCAAACGGCAAAGCAATCTTTTTGGGGTAATGAATGGCACGTCTCTTTATCACAGAACGAGAAATGAATTTTATTAACGACATCATGAAAGAAGTCGTTAAGGATGTTATTGGGCAAAAGATTTACTACTATTCGATTTCTGAAATCAAGTCGAGAGTGCATGATGTTTATGAAGAGGCACCGAATAAGATCTTTGAAAATCCAATAGAGCTTGATGCACTTGTCAAATACTCGGGTCAAGAAGTTAAAACAGGTCGATTTGGATCAGAAGAATACTACAACATCGAGTGCTACATCCAAGAAAGAGATCTCTTAGAAAAACAAATCGATGTCAGAGAGGGTGATTTCTTCTCGTTCGGCGACACTTTCTTTGAAATTACAAAAGCTCCAAAAACTGACGTTATTTTCGGTCAAATTGAGCACAAAAGTTATATTACTGTATCTGGTAAGCAGGCACGCAAAGGTCAATTCATTACTAAAATTTTGGGACCCACATCAGAGGGCTACACAGACGAAGATGCTGTGCAGACAACGTTCGTGCAGCAGCGCGGATTTGAAGAAAATCGTCTTGGAAAAACAGGCGATGTTCGTGATCTTCAAAAGAACGGCGTGCTCGACGCGCCGCTCACAGGACCTGCAGAAGTTTCACCGCGAGGCGACCCACAAAATGTCGGTTCTTCATTCTATGATGAGACATAAACATGGCAGATAAACTTAAGACAGGCTATGAAGGCACAAATGTTCCGGAAGATTTTTCAATTCCTCCTGTTGGAATTGAAGATATAGATCGTGCTATTTTTGATTTATTTAACACACGTCTTGCATTTGAGACAAAAGTTAACAATCAAACTAGCAGAGTACCTGTTATCTTTGCTGCAGGAGAAAGATTTGCGCTTACAAGACGTGACAATCCGCTAAGAGATAACAATAATGTTCTAATTTTACCGCTAATTTCCATTAAAAGAGGCACGATCGGCCACAAAACGCAGGCAGATGTGTTTGGAACAGCAATTAGTATTAGAAAGACAGGCGATTACTATATCAAAAAAAGACTTGATAGTTCTGATAGAGACTATCAAAAAATAGTCAATAATCTGAGATTGAAAAACCAGAAAGATGTTGCCACTAGAAGCCACATAGCGGTAAGCGATACATCACCAGGCACGCAAGCTAACGCGGGCGAAGTTGCATCGCGGCGCAGTGGCGGTCCGCAATCATTTAGAGATCCTCAAAAATTTAATTTGCTTTCTAACGATCTGATCAACAATATTTACGAATTCATCACTGTTCCATATCCTAAATTTGTAGGAATTACATACAATATAATCTTCTGGACACAGTATATGCAGGAGATGAACCAGCTAATAGAAAGCTTTATGATGAAATTTGATGGTCAAGCACCAGAGTTTGTGCTTGAAACTAACAAGGGTTACACGTTCACTGCATTTGTTCAAAATACTTTTGCTAATAATGATAATTTTGATGATTTTACTAGTGATGAACGTATCATCAAGATGAGCCTTGATATAAAAGTACCCGGTTACATCATCGCACCTGAGCATCCCGGCTTACCGTCACCGTATCGTAGATTTGTAAGCGCACCTCAAATTAATTTTGAGATTTGGGAACAAAATGCGCAGCTCGTCGCAGAGCCACTATTAAAAAATGCAGATGAAATTGTTGATAGATTTGCGTTAACTGACGTTGTGCCGATGAATAGTGAAGGTCATGAATTAACTCGCCGCGGCGAGGAAAAGCTACGAGTAATTGAAAATATCCAGAATCCTTTTAACGGTCAAGCAGCGACAAAGTATTTAAAAGTAACATCACGTGTGCCAAAAGCGGGCGAAACGATATTTACATCGCAGAAGATTAAGAAGATAGATACGATCGAGTGAGCTTTTAGACAAGCAGCAGGATAGTTATATTCGGCTTCAAAGTCGGAGTAATGATGGCAGAGACAACTTTTCGGTCACCCGGGTTCTTCGAGAGAGAGATTGATTTATCATCTCCAGCGACGGCGGGTATTACGGGCGTTCCAGTCGGTGTGATTGGAACAGCCGAAGTCGGCCCAGCGTTCGTCCCAGTGACAGTTGGCAACGTTAGCCAGCTACAACAAGTTTTTGGCGCACCCCGCGCATCTGATGTCGGCCTACAGGGCGCAAGTCAGTATTTAGAGAACGGTTCGGCACTTACATTTGTCAGAATCTTAGGGTGCGGCGCAAATTCAACAACCTCAGATTTTTCTACAACTGTATCGCAAGGAACAGTTAAAAATTCAGGATTTATCATCAAAGGCACAACCCCCGCCCTCGGCACTGACACACGTCACAAGGGTGCAATGCAGTATATAACTGCAAAGCATTGGGTATCAGCATCAGCCGATGTAGGCTATCCTATTTTTACAGATAACGATAGCTTTGGTGTCCCATCCGGCGATAATTTTGTAAACCTCGTAAGAGGCATGATTATGCTAGCATCGGGAACACGTATGCAGATACTTGATCACAATCAAGCATACTCACTCGCAAATACCACAGATGACACTGCGACAATTGGAAGCACGGTCGGTGATAATCTTTACAGAAAGTTTAAGCTTGTAATTTCAAGCTCAGCACAGAGCTACGCTACGGGTGACGGTCAATCTTCTGTTAGAATTTTGACAGCATCACTCGACCCAGCTGATCCCTCTTATATCAGTAATATACTAAATACAGATCCTGCACGCTTTGAGACAGAGGAGCATCTTCTTTACGCAGATTTTCCTGTTGAGTCAGAAGTAGCAATTGTTTCAACCGGTACAGGCGCTGTTGCGATTCTTTCAGGGTCAGCGAGCACGTCCTCGACCTCAGGCGACACTTCTCAATCTTTTAGAGATGCATTTGGTAGATTTGATACACGATACTCATCTGCTAAAACAACACACTTTATTTCCCAACCTTATGGTGCTAGCGAGTACGATCTCTTCTACTTTGAGACGCTGAATGACGGTGCTAACACATCGCAAAAATACAAGATATCAATTAGTACACTTGTAAAATCAAATGATCCATCAAATCCTTACGGAACATTTACAGTTCAAGTAAGAGATTTTTACGATACAGATAAGAATCCTGTCATTC